AAGTCACGCCACCGTAACAGGTGAAGTTCAGGGTGAAAGCGTTGGGATCACCTTCAGCGAACGAAAGAACACAAACCACTTTCGAAAAGGTAGCGACATGGTCGGCATCGTCTCCAAAATCGGTTCCCTCGACGGTGTAAGCTATATCAACGGCGTGGTGTTCAACATAGACAGCACCACCCGAACCGGTCGACACATTGGAAGCGTAGTTTCCGGTTTTATTGATAAAGTCTTGGATTGAACCGGCGTTCGCTGTGTCGGTGAATTCTCTCATGTAAAAGTTGAAAGAACCGGTGATGGGTTGTTCGTCGCCTTGTCGGACTGTGGTAATGGTTCCACGGTCACGAACGACGATTTCATCTCGAACGGGCTTGTCGAAGGTGAAGTTCCCTTCTTCGTAAGCGACTTCAAGGGTTACAGCTGTTGGGGTTGTGCCGTCACTAAAGACGATTTGGCCGTCTTTTTTGGCCTTTGGGACTGTTGAGTAAGCCATGGTTAGCTCTCCTAGGTTGGGATTGTATGATAAGCAGTGAACTCTATATCAAATAACATATATTCGGTTGAGTCGGTGACATCTCGAACGGTTCGAGAATAGCGTATTTCGACCTCTGGACGAACCGAGGCATAACTGGCGATAACTGCGTTAATGACATCCTGTTCGGTGTCCATTGCGAGGTCGTAGTCTGTGGGATAGGCGTCTTTCGGTCTCAGTCGATAAGCGAACTTGACCCGAACGATTGACTCCATCATAACCCCAATGGACCTTCGTTGTCTTTCGGGCATTGCGTTCGAGGTCGACATTTGAACGGCGAACCTTTTGTGGGCCACACTGTTCTCGTTCCGCCCGAAGTAGTCCGGGGGGATATGCGATTGGGTGAAGCCTGAGACCGTTAAGACCTGAGTCGCTACAGCTGCCCGAAGTTGTGAAACAGATAACGCCATTATGAACGATACCTCGTTGTTCTATATCGGAAGCGACCAAACAAGCCCGGATTCGAAAGATAAACGACTGGGGTCTTCGCTGTTCTCAAGTCGGGCTCGTCCGCCTTTCCGTCGTGGTCATAATCATAGATGAAATTGATTCGCTTCCATTCGTCCTGATAAAGCTTGTAATGCTCTTGAGACAAGTCCAAATATCGCCCATTCGATTGTCCTAGGCTTGAGTGAAAGTCACGCCAAATCAGATAAAGGCTTAGATGTCGATGAGCTTCGAACATGCTCTCAGGACTGATAACGAGGTATTCAAGACCCCCACCCTCAGTTCTGAGGCGTCGAATGATGGTGAACCAAGCGTCGTCAATATAGGGTTGATAGCTTGACAAGCTGGAAGGGCGAAGACTTGCAAGGTCTGAATAAACGCTCGTCAGGTCCCCATCATACACAACAGGATAGAGACGACGACGAACAAGGGAACAAGTTCTTCGAAAGACATAGACATTTCCTGAAATGGTCAGCGCCCATTCTTGGATATAGCCCTCGCCCAGCTGAAGGGTGTCGGGTAGGCTAGCCGCTGAATGGGTATAGCTCGCCACATCAGCGACAATCGTCACGGCTGCGGCGTCGACAAGTTTGTTCCCGTCGGGCTTGATAAGAGTATAAGTCCCAGAATCCAACCCCACGACAGCCCCATTTCGATGAATGGTGATGTCGGTTGTGTTCGTTGCGTCTCTTTGGAGAAGCTCGACCGTTCTCGAGTTTGAACTGTAAGGGGTGGAATCTGTCGACATTATCGTCTCCTTCGTTCGACGGCTTCGGCTATGCGCTTCTTAACCTGTTCATGGGTGACCTGTGTATTCCCCGCCTTTCGTTGGGCTTCGAGAATCTTCTGGGCGGCTGCGTCCATGGCTTTTCTATCCTTCGAAAAGTTCGACATAGTAGTCTCGCCCCTTCTCTTTGAATTCTGCGATAGCTTCGGCCATTCCCTTAACCTCGTCTTGAATCGCTTTCATCTTTCCAGCGAGTTCGGGGATATGCTGTTGGCGAACATATCGGTCGATATGTCGGGCTCGTTGGATTCTGATTCGTTCCATGATGGTTGGATGGGGAAGACGAATAATACCGTCCAATATGAGTTTGATTCGGAACTTAGCCCATTCTTCACGGTCTAAACTTTTCATGAGCTCACCCGCTACATTCTCCAGCTTGAAGAACTTGGTCGTGTAATACTTGCCACCTTGGGCGGGGTACACTCTCAAATAATCGACTTGATGGGGAAGAATGACGACATATCCGTCTTTGTTAAGATTTGCTTGACGAAGGGAACTGTCAATGTTTCGTCCGTCGGTTCGAATACCATTGACTCCGGGTCTCTCGTATTCTGTTTGGATGTCTGGAAGCCAAACCCCTATCCGCTTGTCTTTTGCTTTGCCCTTTCCTTTGATGGTCAGGTATTCAAAACGCCATGACTTTCCATGGTGTTTCAGGAATAGGGGGAAATTCCCTCGAACGGGGAGTCGTGGCGCTTGGCCGCTTGGCTGGGCCCATGGTTGGGCAATGTTTGAATAATCCATAATCTGTGGGTCTCCTATGGAAGGTTAGATGGGGAGGAACAAGGGACAAAAGACCGAGACCCACTTTCTTAGTCTGCATCCCAAGCCCCACCCCATAAAAAGTGGGTCTCTGTTAATTTGCTTATGCTACGGAGATAAGCTTAACGCCTCGATTGTCATCAAGTACAGCCATACCAAGGTAAGCGTGGCCCATAACGATTGTTGAAGCTGTAGCCGCATCACGCTCCATCTCGACAATGATGTCGCCCATTTGCATGAAATCTGCTGCGCCTGGAATGTCACTTGGAACACCTGTGGCATAACCAAGAGCCTGAACACCGAACAAAGCGCCGTTAAGGTCACCTGAACCATCGGTGTTGACATAGGATGAAGAATAGAGGTCAACATTAAGGAAACGACCAACATAACCCGGACCCTTAGCGCTGATAGCTTCCAAGGTGGCTGGGCTATATGCGAAGATTGAGTTCGATTCGTTGCGGAGGTCGTCTTGAAGCTCGGTGAGCTGCTTAGGGTGAAGGATACCGGCGAAAGGACCAGGAACACCACGATTTGAATCGGCCTTCTCAAGTGTGAAGATACCGTCCAACATAGCGTCCACATTGAAGACAGCACCTGAAACACCAGCGGAAGCGGTGAAGTCGTCAATGGTGTCGGCGGTGAGGCTTGCGAAATAAGCTTCGTATGAACCAGCCATGGATTGGGCGATTCGGAAAACATCGATTCCGTTAGGGGTTACGAACTCAGTAAGACCGGCGAGGTCGGTCAACTGGTAACGAAGGGCCGCACGAACGACAGCAACATCGACACTAGAGTCTGTTAATGCGGTGTTAGAGGCTGCGTCGTCTTCGTTGGCGAGGGCTGCGAAAGCGTCACGACCATCAAGACCAGCTTTACGAACTCGGATAGTATCTGAGCCCATGCCGTTGATAGAACCGACAAAGTCGATATAAGGGGTGTTTCGAAGGTTGTTGACATCACGAAGAAGAAGACGGATTTCTTGTGAAAGCATTTGGGCGAGACGAAGGTCAGCCACTAAAGAGGTATTGGTAATACCGTTAGCAATAGCCATGATAGGCTCCTATAAATGAATGGTGGTTTATGGTTTCGAGGGCTTGTCAGCTGTTACCGGTGCGACCGTACCCCATTCTATGTAAATTAGGGGGCGGCTAGGGAACCACCCCTTAATTTCTTTATATCACAAACCTAGGCGATTTGTGAAATATATTGAGGTTGGAAAATGATGGGATAGACACCCGTCGTTATTGCGGTCGAGGAATAAAGGAAGCCAATCCGAACAACATGGTCGCCGCTTGCGCTTGGTGCGGTCAATGTCGCTTGTCCGGCGGTCGTGCTTAAATAAACGGCTTTTCCTTGGTCGCCTGAACTTGGGTTCGAGGTGAATGTTACCCCTGTTGCCTGACCACAGGTTGTCATGACTTGCTTAACGGCTGCGGCCCCACTTGGACCCGCCTCGAGGGATACCCCAACGATGTTGTAATGAAGACCGGCTCCGTCCGCATCCGCTGGGGCTAGTTCGCCCGAGGTGTTGATGTATAGGATTTCGAAAGCTGCGACGGCTGAAGAACCGGCGACGGTTAGTTGAGTGGCAACAGCTGCGCTATCTTCGACGAGAAGATTTTTTCCGGCTTTGACTTGGATGTCGTCCCCATCCATAACAAGAGAGTCGGCCCCGTTGACCTGTAGGCGAACCGCTTGTCCCGTTGGAGCGTCGACAACGATGTCTCCCGAGGTGGTTGTAATTTCGACGGCTGCGTCTCCGGCCGTGATATCGTCGGCGGCTGTTCCTCCACCCGCTAAGGTTGTGACGGTCATGGACCCGCCCGCATCACCTGAAACGGATTGGATAGCCCCATTCGCTGAGTCGGTCTTGATACCTGTCACCTTGACGGGGACAATCTCGAAAGACGAGGGAAGGAAAGATGAAGCGCTCCCATAGTTGGCGATAGATGTATTAACAAAACCAGCCACATCCGCATTGGGTGACCCTGTTGTGGTTCCATTTCGGACGACGATATAAGCATTTCCCCCGAAGGTAGAGGCGTTTTCGACCTCGTAGATTCCATTGTCGTCGCTGTTGGGGTTGCCTTTGATTAGAACAAGGTCACCGGGTGAAGGCCATTCAGCTGTCCCAGCTGGAGCGGTTGACCCTTGGAATTTAATGCTGCTTTGGTTTTCAATAAAAATATTATAGTTTGCACCCGTCCAAGCGGTTGACGCTGGGTTGGGGTCCGTTACGGCCATGATATAAGCGTCTTCGACTGCGGCACTTGAATAATCGCTGTTCATGACGATGGAACGGTCGGCCGTTTGGATTTCGCTATTAACGGTCGTTGTGGTTCCGTTGACTGTCAGGTTACCGGTTAGAACGGTATCCCCAGCGACGGTCAAGTCGCCTTGAACATTGGCGGTATCGCTTGAACTGGGAAGAACGGGAAGGGTATTGGTAGAATCAAAACCAAGAATGTTGTAAGTAGCCATAAAGGTCTCCTATTGAAGATTAACGATTGAATTAGGATTTAGAATAATTGTTCCATCGGTCGCTTGAAGATCACCCAATCGAATGACATTCCCAGCGGTGGGGACCGTTATGGTTGCTTGTCCAAGGGTGGACGAAAGATATACAGGTTTTCCAATATCGCTGGATGTCAACGAGTCGACGAAATTAACTTGAACCGCTCCAATTTGGGCCATCTTAATAGAGTTCCCAATTGTTCCCGTTTCTTTTGCTATGCCGAAGACTGAAGACCCGTTCGAGCTTGCCTTTTCTGCGACACCATGAGCTCCGGCGACTTTTGCCCTTAAGACATCCCCCTGACTTACATTTTCGTTCAAGGTTATGTCTATCTCTGTTAGCCCGCCGCCCGAGCTGGTGAAAAACCGATACAATGCCATACTACACCAACAGCTTTCGCCATCTTAAGTTAAAGTCCCAAGTTTTTGTCGTGCCGTCACTGGTCACGCCAACCTGAAAAGCACAACCGATTTTTATGGTATCGCTTGAACTGGTTGAAAAGCTACTAACACCATCAGTCACTTGAGAAACACCAACTAAAGCTTGGTCAAGATTATTAGCTGTATCGTCAATAAATCCATGAAAATCAGCTTGAGATAACGCTAACGCTTTTGTATTGCTATCAACAGTTTGGGCGAATGTCGTCGTGTGGACTAACGATTTCAACGGATTAGCGAAACCCCAAAGGACGGCCTGTAAGCTGGTAGTTAAATTCGTTCGCATTGTACGAGGGAAACAATAATAAGCATTATTGACCGCACCGGCCGGAACGAAAAACACACCATGACCAAAATATCCCATATCGCCTGAGGTAAAAGGCGGGGTTGCCAATGTCGTGAACAACATAACGCCTTGGGGATAGGTTACATCGGTTCGATAGCTGGTTGTATTATCGACGCCGAAGGGTTCAAATTCAATCTGAATGACCCCCGTGTTTTGATCGCCGTTTCCTAAATCGTCGACGGATATCCCGGTGTCATAATACAATATCCCACTTTGAGATATATCTGCGCTATTGGCTGCCCTTCCAGTATCCGCACCAATATTAATGCGATGTGCGAAACCAGTTTCAGCGGAAGCGGCAAGATTAAAAGTTGTATAACCTTGGGCAACTGTACTCAAATCACCGGCATCTATTTCCGTCCATGCTCCAGCGCTGGGAGCCGCTCCGGTGGAGAACTTGAACTGGGCCATTATATTCTCTCAAGAATGATTTCGATGTTTGCTGTCCCTGTTTGAGCTGCGACAGCAATCGAACCTACTCGATCCAGTTTTGAATGTCCATGGTCCAAGACCAAAAGATTCGCCGCTGGGATAGATACCTTGTCCGCTGGCATTGCTGCCCCATCCGAAACGGACGAGGTCGCCAAATATGTCGCCGCACTTGCGCCAACACTCACTCTTATCTTTCCAGGGGGAAGGGTGATTTCCTGTTGGGTTGTTCCTACGGATGAAATAACTTTGATGAATGGATAGGCGCTTGTGGCGCTAAGATCGACGACAGCCATGGTTAACTCCTGTTATAAAATGCTCGTTTTATTGCTTCCCGATTTTCACGGTAAAAGTCTAAATCTTTCAATCCTCTTTCGACAAGGTTCTCGGTCGTCGGAGGTGCGGTTATTGCCCCGTTGTTCATTCTTGGGGGTTGGGGTAGGGCTTCAGCCGCTTGGGGCGCTTCTTGGGGCGCTGGGGTGGCTTCTTGCGCTGACTGGGCGATACCCTGAAGATGTGGACGAAGGGCTATTGGGGCGCTCGCTGGGTCCTGAACAAGACCGTCCAACCAATCCCCGAGACTCTGTTGGTCTTTCTTGTTTCGCTTCGACATGGTGCGCTCATATTGCCATTCGATGAGCTCCATTTGGTCTGGGTCCGTCATTCCGTATTTCGAAACAGTTTGGAAGCGGTCGAACCGCCCGTTCGCTTGCTCCAGCTGTTGTTTGTATTGGTCGATTTGGGATTGTAGATTGTCCAGCGCTCCCAATCGCCCGTTCATTCCGTCGATGGTCTCTTGAAGCTGGGCGGCTTGTTGTTCGGCGTCAGCTGCTCGAGCTGACATCTTTTGGAGTCGGCTTTGAATGGCGTTCTCCATATCGCTTTTCAGGACATAGACTTGTCCGTCGTGTTCTATTGTTTTCATGGGTGGGTCTCCATTTTAAAGGAACTCGGCCCGCTCTCGTCGTATCTTGTTCAAGTGTTCGACGGCGGCGGTGTGGTCCAAGTCGGGGTTTAAGATTTGAATCGCTTCAATTGGGGATATTAAGCCCGCTTGAAGTTTTGCGAGAATGTCTTCTCGTTGGGCTTTCAGCTCCTCGGGTCCAAGGGCTAAAGATTGATAACTGACACGATATCCGGTTTCGGGAAGGTTGGTTCCCAAATATCGGTTACAAAGAGCGGCTGATTTGGCGAGTAAGTCTTCGTCACCCATTCGAAAGACTGGGGCGAACTTGCGCTGGGCTTCTCGTTGTCCGGCTCGGTCAATCGAAAGGGCATATCCTGAACGGGGGTCGGCGTTCTGTCGTGTGATGGATTCGGGTGCTACCCCTGAAGACACGGCGACACGAAGTTCATACTTGGCGACACTTTCCAACAGCTCGTCCGGCTTGATTGGTGGGTTGAAGGTCCCGACAAGCGGTTGTCCTGTCGTGTCGGGGTCCGATTGTAGAATCAGAATAGACGAAGGGTCCGTCGAAACGGCCGCTCGTCGACTAACGAGGTCTTGGTCCATGGCGTTCAATCCAGCGACGGAAGCGCCTAACATGTACTTTTGAGCCCAAGCATTGTCCCTGACACAATGAAGGAACATGGTATAAAGGACCGCACTATTCAAAGAACCATAAACGAGAGTCGAACCGTCAAGGAAATTCCACAATTCGCCGGTCTTCTCCGCATGATAAACGGTCAATGGGAGAAAGGGTTGGCCCATGCTATTCCGAAAAGGAAAGTCTTCGCCCCTGTGGGTTGGGTGTCCCATATATAGTTCGCTGACATCCTCGCCCAAGCTCCCGTCCTTGTTCGCCTTGAACATCCCGAACATGGGCTCGTTCATGTTTCGAATGTCGATGACATCACAAACCCATTCTTGTTCCATGGTCAACGGGTTGACTCTGATTCGGTATTCTCGATAATAGACTGGGATGTCGGGTTGGTCGGGGTCAACCTCACAATAAATATTATCAGGTGTCACGCACCGATAGACGAGTCCGGGACGATCTGGTTCGACCCCTCTTGTGTGGGGGATGACCTCAACCCGAACAACAGTTTCCCGAAGACCGAGGACCATTTGTTGAACTCGTTGCATCATTGGCCACAATCCCGCCCGTGTTGCGTATCCCTCACGACCCACAAGGGCGCTGAGGTCGGCACCTTCGGCGCTTACGCTTGGGCTATCTGTATACAGGACCGATAATTGTCTCGTCACCTGTTCGAAAGGGTTAGAGCTCAAGTCACTTGGCCCCCACGATTCCCGCCTATCCGGTGACAGGTGGCGCCCCAATTCGTCTTCCAAGTCTTGTTCCCATGCTCCGCTCAACATCCGTTTTCGAAGGGATGTAAATTCCCATCGTTTTTGATCAAGGTTATTCGGTGCGACTGGTTTGGTTGGGAAGGTATAGGAAATCATTTTAATACATCCTGATTCGGGCGGGTGGGGTGAATCTCTTATGGACGGTTGGGAGAACGCAATAACGCAATGCATCGACCGCATGACCATGAGGGTCCGTCGATTTTTGCGACGAGGTTCGCTTGAATGTATAGCGTTGCAAAGACTGAATCAATTGGGAACATTCAGGTCTCACATAGAAATGCTGTTTTGACATAATGCTATATAGCACACTCGAACCGTAATACACCGAACTTTTGAATTTTAGGGCTGTTCGAATTGTGAAGGGAAGACCCCGTGGGGGAAGGTTCAAGACCCTTTCGAACGCTCGCATTAACATCCCGTTCGACATCTTGAAACCTGTTTGGCCTCGTCCCCCATAGTGAGCTCCGTCGCCGGTCCAAGTACACATTGACGGGTCGACATGGTGGCGCTTCAACATTTCTAACATTCCACGAACATGATGTTCTGGACTCGACGCCCCTCCAGTGTATTCCCCGAGGACATAGACCTTTGGCTCTTGATAGTCGCTCATGTCTATAGCTGCGAGGATTGCGACTTGGCTGTTTGGCTGGCTTCCATGGTCGATACCCACGGCGAATTTGTAGTCCCCTCCACTTGGCACCGGTGCGCCGCTTATCATGGACGGGTCGAAATTATCAAATATAAGCTGTTTCGGGTCGATACCCACATCCCAAGACCCATTCAAGCGGGCTTCCCTGTCGATGGGTAGATAAGTTGAGGCGATGTTGTCGATTTGTGCTTGACTCAATAGGGGATCACAATCTAAAGGCGTTGTATCTTGAACGGTTAGGGGCGCTCGGTGACACGAGATTCGATTGTCCTCAACCATTCGCCGAAGATAGGTGACATCTTCACCGACTGGGGTCATGGTTATGGCGATGGTCCCCGTCTTTCCACCAGCTCCACCCCGAAGAACACGCGCGGCAAGTTCACCCCAAACAGCTTCGGGGATGGGCTCGTCGATTGCAACGAACCCAATCGAAGCGGAAGCCAAGCCGAGACCCTGTTGGGCGGTCTTGATTCGGATGATTGACCCATTCTTAAATCGAACGATTGGGACTTGACCCCTAAAGCCCTTTCCAGGAACGAAGACACAATCGTCCATCAACATCCCATCGGGGATCATCTCGAACAGCTTCTCTTGAATGGTCCGGCTTTGGTCGTGGCTATGAGTAATCAACCAAGACTCGTTCGGCGCTGGGTCGGTCTTTAAATATGGATGACAATCGAGGGCACGATATAACAGTTCCATGACAGAACACCGAGTCTTTCCCACTTGGTTCCCACCCAATAAGAGTTTGATGGGACTTGGGTCTTTTAGAAAGGCCAATTGAGGGGGGGTTGGTCTAAAATACGACAGGGGATTGTTCGCCGCCCTTCGTTTCAGCTGGAGAACTTGACGGGTTAGGTCAATCATTTTTTGAGCTCTTGAATCCCTTCAGGTGATTCGAAATAAAATTTTGACCTTTTAAATGTTTCATACGCATCTTTAATGAATTTATTTCGCTGTTCTTCGGATATTTCGATTCTATCACAAATAAAAAAGTAGATGAGTAGGGCCGCTTCCGCTTGGACTTGACTCGGCACATGATAACTATTGGCGGTCAAATAGAACTCTTGCATGAGTTTGCTAATTTGTGCGTTACTAATATCTTCGTTCATCATAGCCGCCTATCGAAAAGCTCGACACATTCTTTGTAAGCCTCGCCCAGCTGGGAACACTCTTTCAGTATGACGAGCTTGTTCTGGATGTTGGATATTTGTTCGCACTCGCCCCCGCTTGTCTTCGAGTCGATTCCCCTGGTTGTCATGCGACAGAACATTTCACGACAAAGTAGATCCCCATTCGTGGCGATATATTCCGAAGAACATGGAACCTTCAACAGGTCAGGCTCCGTTAGGTTCTCGCTTGGCTTGTGAAGGGCGATTGTACTTTTCACGATGTCTTCGACATTTATGGTTTCGGGTTCGGGCTTGTTTCTTTCGACGACTACCCAAGCGGAGGTCGTGAGGGCTACCCCACCCAATAATCCGAGAACTATTAACATTTGACTATCCTTGAATGACATGGCTGTTTAACTCTATATCTGATTCTATTTCATTGCCCCAAGCGGCCCACCCTTCAGTCTTTTGGCGGGCGAAAAGTTCTATCCTTGGCACATCACCCAATAGTTCTTCTATTTTTGAACGAACGATGTCGGGTTTTTTGCTGTGGCGTTCTATTCTTGCGTCAATGATTTGATGAACGGAAGCGCTGACTCGTTTGGGCTTCCCCTTCGTCGCTATCAAACACAATTCACTATTCGACCGAGTCCAGTATCCCAAGCCCCAAAACCAAGAGTCACTCTTTTTGTTTCGTTTTACCCAGTTGAATCCACATGTCTTATATTTGAAGCCCCAAGACTCTATCGTTTCCAATCCCTCTTTTAAAAGTGGAAAGGTCACCCACAGGAAAAGCACACAATCTTTAGCCGCTATTGTTGAGACTGGTAACCGCTTTATATCGTCAATCGTCATACATTGATAATGTTGTTCGGGGGAACGGCCCTTTCCTTTGTTGCTATAAGTCTTGAATGTCCAAGGGGGGTCCGCATAGATTATTTGATACTGACTCATGTAGTCCCCTTGAACGAGACGACATTGGAGGTATCCATGGTGAGACGAGATTGGAGGCGTTGACGAAGAACCGGTGGCATTGACAAGACAGCCGCTTCGATTTGTCCGATAAGCTGTTCGTCGGTCATGCGCTCGAGACCGTCTTCGGCTTGTTCTCCTTCCATGGCCCGAAGTTCTGAGACCATCGAAACGAGTTGACGCTGGAGAGCTGCGTACGCTTGCCAAGACTGCGCAGCTGCGGCGGAAGAAATCGCCTTTTGTAAATCTTCGATTTGGTTCTTGAGTAGCTGGACCGGGTCGGTCGTCTTCTTCTCTGGTTCCTCGTCGGGAATGTGCATGGGTGCATTCAAGCGATAGAGATAACGCCGTTCAAGTAACCAAGCCGCCGCCCTCCAGTCTTTCCTCGAGCCTTCTTCGATTCGCTTGAGCATGAACTGGGACCGTTCATGGTTCGCCGCTTGGACTTGTCGAAAGAACTCGGCCCACATCGGGGTCACCCCGTCACGACCCTTTCGGAGATATTTGTAAAATGTTGAGGGTGCAACCCCCGCCGCTTCCGCTGCGAGTTTATAAGTCGCTCCAACCTTAAGGGCTTCAATCGCCGGTTGTAGCTGTTTTAGCGTTATTCTGTTCCTTGGCATGTCGTGGGTCTCCTATGCTACGGGAAAGGGGTAAATGGGAAAGGGAGGGCCAAAAATGGGCCAAAAAATTGAGTCTTTGTCCGAGAAGCTCGGC